CAGGATTTAATCTCTTACCATGCTGTAAGAATTCTGTCTCTGCCTCACCTTCAAAGGTGTTTAAGTATACTGTCCAAGCAAGGATACGCTCAGTATCCCTATTACCACTATTCTCACAATGCCATTGATGAAACCCACCTCCTATAGGTGTCTTCTGCAATTTAACACTCCATGTAGAGAATGGCATCACTACCTTAGTATCTCTATGGTCAATAATACTATATTTCTCAATATATAACTCAATTGCTCTACCCAGAGCATCATTAATTATCTTATGTGCTTCCTGATAATCATGTTCAGCAAAAATGGCAGCATCAACTCTACGATCTGCCACAGTATGCTTCTGCATGTATGGAGTAACTCTATTATCAAGGATATTATCAATCCCTTTGATAATAGTATTACATGTATCTTCAGATACTAAATCAGGATATGATTCAATAAAATCTGGGTGCATTTACTTCCACTTCAATGGTATCGAATAGTCTATTAAGTGATCTAGCATAGTCTCTATACCCAGACCCAACATATACCTGTCCTGCTACTACTGAGAATGTAGCAATACCCCAAAAGATGTAGTAGAATCTACTCTTTACTTGGTTCCTCTGTTTTGTCCTGTTTGGACCCCATTCTGGTAAAGGTGGTGTTGTCATCTTCATTCATATTTTTCACTATTCTATCATAATCTGACGCACTGTCAAGTAATGACCTCTTCAACTCTTCTAGATCCCATTTCATTTCTTCAGGCATTGGAAAAACTTAATACTGCTCTTGGTGTACAACTAATAGGCTCATGATATACGCCAGCAGGTATGTAAATACCACATCCTGGCCATATAGTATATATCTTACCGTCGTCAAATCTATACTTAGTACTGCCTATTGCACCAACTATGAATACATCTTGATCATCACAATGTCTACCAAATGTCCTTGACTGTGGAGTGAATGCAACATATGTGTCTAGTAAACCAAATCCAAACTCCTCATATACCTTCTGAGCAACAGACACAAAAGAAGAGGGTAAGTTATTACCCTCTAGTATAATGGTAGGTAGTATCTCATCTGGGGTCTTATCGTTAGAATATCCCCACCTTCCATCCTTAACATCACCATTTATCTTCTCGATAATATGGTCCCAATGTATGTCTACTTGAGTCCAACATGGTAGATGTGTTGGTCCCATCAGCAGTCACATAGGTTAGGATGTTCACCTGTTGCACAATAGTGATCATGAAATGAAGTGTTTTCACAAGTGTATACACCTGCATCACCTGTATCTAGGAGTTTGAACGATCCACCGCCTCCTCCTCCGTTATTCATTCCTACCCCACATGCAGTGAGTAAGGGGATACTAAAAAGAATCAAGATCTTTGCCATGTTTGGTAGTTGCGAATTGCGGTGGGTTAAACACAGATTTCTGTGTTGCCTGATAATCAGCGTCAAATATCTCTAATCCTTTATCAGTAAGGATGTGGTTATACATTCCATCAAAGATCTTAGGTGGCATAGTAACTACTTGAGCACCATTCCAGAATGATCTACTGACTTTATATACGTCACGAATAGATGCAGCAAGTATCTGTGTTTTAACTCCTTGCACCTTATATACTTCACTTATTGATCGGACAACCTCCAGCCCAGCAACGCTATTATCGTCCAACCTCCCAATAAAAGGACTGACGTACGTAGCACCTGCCTTTGAAGCAAGGATAGCCTGAGCTGCATTAAAAATAAGCGTAACATTTACTCTAACTCCATCATCTGATAATACTTTACATGCTTGCAACCCTTCTGGGGTGCATGGTACCTTAATGGTACACACGTAGGGAAATTCCTTAGAGAGTCTTCTACCCTCTCCTATCATATCCTCCACTACTTCCATACTAATGTCTGGAATACCATTATGTGCTAACTCACGATAGACATCTTCTGGATCTCTACCACTCTTACGAATAAGAGATGGGTTAGTTGTGACACCATCGATTAACCCAGTCTCGAAACGTTCGAGAATACTGGTGACATCAGCAGTATCTAAAAAAATCTTCACTCGGGAACCTCTTCATAGTTTTCAATAAATTCCTCTACTGTAAACAGTAGTGGGTGGCATTGCTCTGCTATTAGATAGTCTGACCATTTATACATGTCATCCATATCATATCCAGTAGCTAATGCTGCTTCGTTTTCAATCTCATCCAATTCTGCCATTGCTTGAGGTAACTCCTCAAATGTGAAAGGGATGCCTTGGATGTACCACATATCAACTACTTTACCATTTAGGTAGCAATAATTGCGGGTGATACGTCCTTTCATGTCATCAAGTCTTGTGTCATCTCTGCGAGTGCACCATCCACATAGGCACGTGTACCAACGGGATCTGGAACAAACTCATCAGGTTTTGGAATATTTAGCTCTGGTTCCTGTGGATCCTGAGCAACTGATGCTACTGGTGAGATAATGCAGACAACACCCTTATCAGTCGTTACCTTAAGGGTGTGTCCTTTCTCCACCAAATTCAATGAAAAAGGGAGATTGTCTTGCAATTCTCCCTGTGTTAGTTGTATGATATTCATGTGTATGTAATCATATCGTCTGGGACTAGTCTTTTAAAGTGCTGTAATGTTTCAGTGAACCCATCCACTCCGTTTTCACTAAACTCCCACGTCACTATCTCATCATATCCTTCATTGTCCATGATCTTTACTTGTCTCTTTGCCACATCAACCCAGATATGCTCTAGGTATGTGCCTGTATCTCCTGTTATCTCTGCCATGTTGGATGGGTCACTGCATATAGTATACACTAGTTCAGCAAAACTGGCAACCCAAAGACCTGACAAGGACCAGCAGCACAACCCACTGCCATGTAACCGTTGTTGACCACGTATGCTCCTAGACCACTGTTACACTGGTTAATAATAGCACCCTGTGGTACAAATTCAGCGATAACACCAGTTGGTGCAGTGATAAAGGTAGCATGGAATGAGTTCTGTGATCCAGCAAGTATGTCTGCCATACTACTAGGTTTCGTCTGACCTACTGAGATCCTAACCTGTGTTGGTGGTGCAACACCTGGGAATGGTAAGTCTGTGGTGATATCAACAATAGCACCCTTACACATAGTAAACTGACCAGTCAATGACGTTGCAGTCATGTTGAATAGTGCTATAAACTCAAATCTACCTGAGTTTAAGAATGATGATATCCAGTTAGCCTGGTTTATTATCTCACCATCAGCAACATTTTCAATAGTATTACCTTCTATCTTGACGTTTTGTGAGTTAATCATCACCGACTCAATACCAGCGATACTTGTCTTCGCTGCTTGATGTTTGTATTCACCACCTACTGATACATCACGATCACCCTCAAATCTAGCAGAAGACTTCTGCTCTGTTGAATCAGTTAAAGCACCTGCTAATTGAGGTCCATATGCAGTACGACCCATGTGGTCAGCACCAGGTGCAAATGGAATCTCATCTACAGGATAGAATGTTGCATCCTTTAACTTGTTGTTTATTCTCTTATATAATGATTGTTCAGCAGAAGTAACAGATGCTTGACTAGAATCACTAACAGTATCCAAATTCTGTGACTGCTTTATTACCTCAGCAGATACTCTATCCTGAGTAACATTAGTATCCTCTTTAGCAATATTACCACCAGTAGTAGTAGAATCAGGATTCTTAGAATCTCCTGATGACTCTGCCTGTGGTCCTTGAGATACATGTGTATTCCATGATCCACCAACCTCGAAGTGCATATTACCCATGACCTTAAGAGTGAAGTCACCTTCAACTGTCAGAGCAGAGTTACCTTTAATATTCTCACACTTATCTTTAGCAATGATCTTAGTATCATTGTTAGGTACATTACGGTGTATATTACCAAACTTATCTTCAAAACTACTGACACCACCAGGACCAGTAACCATCCTCTTCTCCTTACCAGGAGTAGCATCATCTATTATCCTTGTGCCATTTAATGCACTGTAATTCTGTAGTAGATAGGGATTGATACCCTCAAACATCTGATCAATATAACTACCCTTCATCTGCACAGGTGTGGATGACATATTCAAAGTGGATGTCCCTTCAGCATAGAGACTATCAACACTCTCATATGGTGTGCCTTTAATTGCATCCTCTATATTGTCACA